AATCTGGAATGGTGGGATACAAAATGGCAAGAGATGGCACGGGCATCCGCAAAGCGACTGAAAACTCAATCCAAATCGAGTTCACCTATCAATCTAAGCGATGCCGCGAACGCATCAAATGTGCGCCAACTGATGCAAACTTTAGAAAGATAGCGCTGTTTCGTGAAACCGTTATCAATGAAATTGAGTCTGGTACATTTGATTATGCAAAAACATTTCCAGACTCAAAACACGCCACTAGATTTATTGAAAAAGTAGATAAGGTTTTATTGGTGTCTGATTGCCTAAATCGCTGGTTAGATGAAAAAGAAAAGCAGACTAAGGCCAGCAGTTACCAGACTTACAAAAAACGAGTCACAATGCTTCAAAAAGTATTTGGCAACTATGCTGCTGAAGCAATAAGAAAAGTCGATGTCAAAGATTGGTGTAAAACACTGACTGTCTGCAATAAATCTATTCGTAGTTATACTCAGCCGCTAAGTTCTGCAATTCAACTGGCTGTTGATGATGAATTGATTACGACAAACCCCTTAGCAGCATTTAAATACACCATTCTCGAAGAGCTAAAAGATGATTTTGTTGATCCACTTGACAGATCGGAAGCAACAAAACTACTGGCAAGCCTGTCGGGATCGTATAAAAACTTGGTGCAGTTTGCCCTATGGACAGGATTGAGAACGAGTGAACTGATAGCCGTACAGTGGGGGGATGTTGATTTTAATCGTGGCGCTATTTTAATTAAACGGGCTAAAACACAAGCGTCTAAAAAAGACGAGGTAACAAAAACCAGAACTGGAAAACGGGAAGTAAAATTATTAAGCCCTGCTTTATCAGCATTATCAAGTCAAAAGGCTTTTACTTTTTTATCCGGTAAACATATTTTTCTGAATGAAAAAACAGGAAAACCGTTCACTGGTGATACTCAAATAAGAAAAGCATGGAAACGGGCATTGTTGAGAGTTGGTATCCGCTACCGAAATCCTTACCAAACCAGACACACCTATGCGAGCTGGATGTTATCAGCCGGTGAACCTTTGGCTTGGATAAGTAAACAAATGGGTCACGCAAGTATTACAACAACGACTAAACACTATGCAAGATTTTTAGATGACAGTCAGCCCGACGCTGGCAATAAAGCAGTAGATTTGTTCTCTGAAAAAAACATCCATTAAAACGTACATTAATCCAAAATAAAGGGGTTTTTATGTCCGTTTATAACCGAATTAATGTACGTTTTAACGGTAGACAGCGGCACACATGGCATCATGGGTAACTCTTAATTACCCTTCTGTCATTGATTTATATATGTTTTTTTACAAAACGTACATAAAAACGTACATTAATCCGATTTTGCGTGGTAAAAAGTCGCATTGCGCGGTAAAAAGGCGCACACTAAATTTGTGTTTTTTACTCTTTATATATAGGAATACTAATGAAAACATTTATAGCACTATTACTAATCTCAACCTCAGCCCTTGCTTGTGACGATTACATGGAGCAACAAACTAATATCATGCAACAACAACTGTTCTCGCAACAGCGTCAGGCTCAGGAACAAAGGCAAGCTGACTATACGGCTAATCTTAATGCTCAGGAACAAATGCGTCAGGAACGGTACAATACTTTCTCAACTAATATGATATTGTTAGATGGGCAGGATCGCCAATAATAAAAAATGGGAGCTATTTCGGTAACTCCCTATGAGCGCAATTATCTATACCTATTAATAAGCTGATCTAAGGGTAAACAACTGGCCGTAATCTTGACCGGCAGACTTTAGGTTATTGACGATCTCTTCAAGTGTCATATAATTAACTCCTTAACGTGACTCATTTCCAACTTTAATTTATGAACCATTTTTTAATTGCGATCATTCTAAAACCTTTTATCATTTTTACTTTTCTCTGTTTTTTGCTCATTGTGAGAAAATCAGTTAAAAGATTCATGCCAGAATGTCGCTTAAAAAACCTACTGTTGCGTGAGGTATGATATTAATCCAGATGCCGGTATGATTTGATGTTGCATAGCCTTACTTATCTTTTTGTTCTTGGCTTCTTTGGCTTGCTTAATAGCCATTTCTGACAAAGTTGCCGCATATTCCGGATCAATGAAACTTCGAGCAATATTTTCCCTAACACCTTCTTCTGGTATTTTAAATACCCAGCTAGACGGCCTATCTATTAAGGTTTGAACAAACCGATTACCGGCAATAGATTTTGGCAATCCTAAACTTGATAGCCCTTGCTCTACCATATTATTAGCGACTACTCGCCCCGTACTAAGGTTTTGCGCTGTAGGCGATCCCAAAGCACTAGCATCTACATTCGTTGAGGCACGATTACGGATTACTGCTTTCATTCTATCCAGCGCATTTTTACCCGTTCTTGATAACGCTTGATCTAATGTTGTTACCCCCGTTAAGTCACCGGCTCGCTTTAACAATGTTTTTTCATTACCTAATAGACTTAAGAATTGATCTTCATTGAGTTTGGCATTAGCTGTACCGATAAGCCGCTTATTTTCTGATCCCAACAAAGCACTAAAAATATCGGATTGATTCAGTATTTTACTTTTGTCAGCATACAAACGATTGGCATCTGATAGCTCAGGCATAACCACATTCAAATGATCGGTTAAGTCTTTTAGTGGGCCAGAGTACGATTTTTTTAATTGTTTGGAGTCAGTACCTTCAACGGTCGCTTTCATGCCTTGGAGGATTGATTGCAGATCGCGGCCTTGATAGGCTTTATCTTCTGCACTAGAAAATACTTCCGGTGCTTTTTCTGTTGGCACTTTCGGTGCGTTCTTTTTCTCTAACTGACTGACTAACTTACCAATGGAGTCCATTAGCGTGTCTTGCTCAGTCATATCTTGATGATAAATATCATCATAACCATACTTAGACGTGCTAAACATATCACCGGCACTCTTATCATAGAGTGAGTTTATTAAGTCATAAGGACTTGAACCTTCTGGTAAATACCCATGTTCTTGTAGTCTTGAGTTAAGATCATCAATAGACTGACCACCATTATTTCTAAATAATCCATGTCCTAAACCATCATCCCAAACACGATTGCCATAGGTACTTTGGACTAACTCCTTATTGATACCACCCATTTTTCTAATCGCTGTTAGCATATTATCTTTTTGATAATTAATAGGCTGTGCGCTCCAGTGCGTATGCAATGCCTTTTCAGCTTGGCTAGGTGCAGACATATCAACGCTATTTAAGTCAGGGAAAGCATGTCCTGATGACATTGTTAAATCACTAGGCATATCTTCACCGATACTTCGATATTGATTGCCGGCAATCTTGCGAGCTAATGGCAAGGCTTCTTTGCCAGCCGGACTATTTAAGATGCGCTCTAATTCATCACTACTTTGTACTAAAGGTAAATTATCATATAAGTTTTTAGTAGCCTCACGCCTTACACCTTCCATGTTTGCATAAGCAGGGTCGTCCGGTAATACAAAACGGTTTAAACTATCTAATAAGGCTTTATTCTGACCTTGCACATGATCTTGTACTTTAAACTTTGAACCCTGACCTGTTGGGTCAATACTCTGCATTGCTCTTTGTAGTGTTGAGATGCCAATATCTGAACGACCATTATCTGATACGGCCTCTGCTAAAGTTGGCGCATAACCTGGTACTTGCCTACCCATTCCTTGCTTAATGCGTGAAGCCAGCGTATCAGCACCTAGTGAGCTTTCGCTGTTCAGCAAATTACCAGCTAAGTCTTGACTGTATTTTTTACCCCAAACACCAGCCCCAAACTTACCTAGCCCATAAAGCCCGGCTACCGCTGGCAAAAAACCACCAGCAACACCGCCCATCAAAGCATTACCAGCCCTACTATCATCTGATGCTACTGGTTGAGTTGCTCCAATTATTGTTCCACCAGCTATATTAGGTAGTAATCCTTTTGGTGAAGATACCAACTCACCTAATGCAGCAACACCCTTACCAATATAAGGTATAGCTTTCCCATACTTAGCCGCTGCCATGCCAGGTAATGCAGTCAACGCAATATTTCCAGCGATATTGCCAACCATGCCACCGCCTGTACTTAATAAAGGCCCATCTAACTTCTTGGCATTATCAATATCTTCTTGTGTTGGCAATCCTATGCCATTTGCCAACCTATCGGGCATTAAATGACGTGCTATTTGACCTAAACCACGACCTGTATTGATAGCAGATTGCCCTATACCGGCATAGTAATTCTGCAAAAAACTATTTCTATCTAATTGGCTTTCCACTGGAACAGGGGTAGATTCTTTTGCTGTTGACTTAAGAGGATGGCTATAATCTTCCGGTGCAACAAAGTCTTGCCCGTTCCAGACATGAGTGCCTACCTTATCACCTTGCTGGAGTTTTTCTTGATCTACCTCTTTCCCACTATAATCTTGTCCTTGTGCCTCTAGTTGTTTAGCAAATATCAAAGCATGTTCATGGTCGCCTCGTTGCTGTGCTAAGTTAAAGGCATCCTGTAAATCGCTGTAGTCACTCATTGTCTACCCCCATGAGTTTTGATATAGTCGGCAGCAGATAACGGTGCATTAGATGGAGCTGGTTGGTAAGATTGCTGTGAAAATGGAGGTGGAGAGGTTGGCATCTTAATCTTTTTCATGGCAGCTAAATTTCGTGCGCCAATAGTTAAGATTTCATGGGCTTGTTTCTTAATATCAGTATTGTCTCTAAAGCCCTTCACGCTCCAGTCGGTAGGGTCTTGAATAGCGGCATTGAGGGCTTTCATATCACCTGGATTAAGTACGCCCGTGTTTATCATACTTTCGCCACGCAAAGGCCATGTTACTGATTGATATTCAGTCTGTAACTCGCCATTCTTTAACGGATTATGCCTAGCTGTTTGGTCATATCTATCAATTATGCCTGGCGAATCACTGACACCCTTATCGTTTACAGGCGAGCCGGCATAGGCATAAATACCATTTTTGAGCTTTTCATATTCGTTTTCAGCATTTTGAATGTCTGCCATATTCTTTTTGTAGTTAGGGTTATCATTGTTCCATTCTTGGAGGGTGGTCTGTCTATCAAGTTTTTCAATGGCCCTATTTTCTCTTTCAGCATTGCGTGACTCACTTTGGGTTTGTCTTACATTTGCATCTCTAGCAATATCTAATTTAGCTTGCTCACCAAAGCCTGGCGCAGCACCCTTAGCATTTGCTAAAGCAACTTCAGCATCCCAAGTATTTTTTATTCCAGGCCCTGCATTAGTAACTGCCATTGGTGAAACACTACCATCTGGATTCATATTCCAGCCTGCCCTAACACCATCCCTGTTTGCCGATCTAGGTTGGTTTAAATTCGAGTAGGTAGAAAGTGCCTGTTGTACAGTACCAGGCTCAGAACTTTTCATCATTTGGAATAAAACATCGTTTATGTTCCCCTGTCCACCACTGACTCCTGTACCCCTTTGCGTAACTATATTTTGATTGCTTAAAGGATCAGCGCTATTTCTTTCAATGATCTCAGGTGTACCGATCAACTGCCTCATCTGCTCAGTTGCATCAGCTTGCTGTTTCTCTTTCCTGCGTCCGGCTGAGATAGCCGCTAACTCGCTGAGGCTAGGCATTTCTGGCTTAGCAACTTGCGCTACCGGCTGTTGGTTGGAGTTCATAAGGAAACTTAGCATCTGCCCAAGGCCAGCACTGCTATTGTCTTGTGCAACTGGTCGTGGCTGAACGATATTGCCACTCAGCATCTCTGCTATTGAAAATCCCATTAGCCACCTCCAGAAAGCATTTTAAGTAAAGTATCCCATGTTGCATTTGGATGAACTGCACCAGGCATTTGAGGCATTTGAAATACGCCAGCAGGAGTCATTGGTTGCCTTTGTGGTTGCTGTTGATTTTGACCTTGCATAGCCTGCTGCATCATCTGCCCATACATGGGGTCATTAGGCTGTCCTGCAACCAAGCCAGCCGAGGTGTCTTGTGGAGTAGCATACTTTTGACCAGCATATTGCTGATCTTTACCGCCCCTGTTACTATTTCCACCTTTAAACATGCCCAATAACATTGACATTAAACTTGTTTCATTTTCCACTTTTGCTTCCCTCAGTCATTGTTGATAAAAAGAATTCGTGTTGTTCTCTCCATATTCCCTTAAGTTCTTGAGGATTTTCGATAGCTAGGTGATGTATTTCGTGCATCCTTGAATGGTAATGCCTTTTTGCTAAAACATTTAAGTGACTGCCGCAAAATATATGGTCAAAACATTCATTCTTTTCTTCTGTGAATATTTCAATATCACTATGTAAACATTCAAAAACTTGTGCAAATGTATCCCACATCACCCACTCATCATTTGTTTTAAGCGTTGTATCCTTGATAATATTTGTACGATACTTATTTTCTAATGGGATTATTTTTTCTCTCAATAACTTTGCAGAAGGGATATGCAGAAAAGAGGTGTGTATTCTTGCTTTAGTTAAGACCGCAGTATAAGCATCAAAGAACTCTGGTATTAATCTGCCAGCGAATAACTTATCTGTTGTAAATGCTTCTACATTTTTCCAAAAAATTACATCAGGGTCTATCAGATATATTTGAGATTCATCATTTTCAGAATTTAAAATAAAGCGTAAATACTCATGGTGGAACACTTCATTTTCTAGCTTAATAAATCGAGCATTAACTTTCCGTGCTGCCTTTTCTATCTCTATAACTGCTTCAGGAATACTATTATTATCAACCACTATAATCTCTGCGGTTGGGAACCCAATGCGAATTGTATCAAATACAAGTAATGCTCCGTATAGCTGCCCAATATCTTTACAGTACGTTAATACATAGACTCTTTTCATTACTTACCACCACCCATACCCATACCCATCGCACTGCTATTTCCAGAACTATTGCCAGAGTTTAAAATTGTTGGGGAGCCAAGGGAATTGGCCCAGTTACTAATATTTTGCCAAGGCATCATGCCGGGTGCAAATGATCCCATGCCTAGATTCTGCATGTTCTGACCTTGCCCTAATGCACCAGTCTGAACACCTTGTTGAGCGCCCAACATGCCTGACATCATTTGTTGACGTGCAAGAGTGCCTTGGTCTGCCTGTTGAGCAATTCCTAGTTTATTCTGCAAGTCTTTATCAAAAGTTTCATAACCTGTTCTAGCTAAGTTATTTTGCAGATTACTGTTAATGTCGTACATGCCTTGTGAAGTTGCTACGCCATGCCTTGAACCACCCGACATACCAGAAGCCGCTGATCTTGCATCAAGATTAGCCAGCATGTTATCAGTTGCACGATTAGCATCTGCTGTATAGCCAGCCTTCATTGCATCTGCATAGTTATTACCATTGCCGCCCATCATCTGAGAATATATATTTTGGGTATTGGTAGGGCTGTTTAGAGATTGTTGCAATGATTCGGATAACTTATTAGCGTTATCCATATTTTGATAAACACCACCATTTAATTGATTTTGCCATTCTGGCATTGCCGACTGATTAGTCCTATTAATGTAGTCTTGCACTCCACCCATCTGCTTATTAATAGAATTACCAACGCTTCCAGCCGTATCCGCGGCTCCACCAAACAGCTTGGTAAACGCGTCAACTTGCCATTGAGGTATTGATTGACCAAAATTGCTTTGATTATTTGCTTTACTCTGTGAGTAATTTCCACCACCTGACATGCTACTCTCCTAATTTATTGAGTGATTTACCTGTTACTACATATTTCTGTGTCATACCGTAACGGTTCCATAATCGGATGATTGACTCACGACCGGAACCCTCTAGATAAGTTGCACCATTTTGTCGAATAATGTCCTCAAATTGCCCCCAAGTATTACGATTAGAAACACACTTGCCACCAATAGCAACCACAAAAGCCACACGGTTAGTGGGTCGATTGAAGTACGATACAACCAAAGCACCATGTACTTTCTCATTCTCGTCAGTGGCAATAATCAGTTGCCAGTTGCCTTGTGTTAGCATGACTTTGATCTCTGCTGTGTCATAGTCACCAGCTGAATAGGACAAGGCCGACTCGATAAAGTGTTCAACATATGGCCACGTCTGGTTTACATAGTTTGTATGTATTGGTTGTACTTTTAAACTCATCCTAGTAACGTCCATACGCCAGTTGATTTGTACACCCACGCACCCTCAACAGTAATGGTTGGGGATATGACATTCTTGAAGTAATAGATTTTACCCACAACAGGTTTTGTTGGTAGTGCGGTTAGCATAGGCAAGTTACCCAGTTGCAGCGACTTGTTTTCAAGTGCTGATAGCTGTCTAAACAGGTATTCAGTCAGTTGAGTATCAGTGTTAGCTGGAGGTTGTTCCATTATCTAAGCCCATTCACGACATACTGGATGTCTAGTCCTGTTAAGGTGAAAGGCAGCGTACCTGTTGAATAAATGCGCCATGAGAGCAGCTTGCCTGTTGTCCTTATATCCACCTTACGCATGGTATTGGGGTCAAAAAAAACCGGTGCTTTCCAAGCTATTGGGCCAGCTACAAACTGCTGAGAGCCAAGCTGAATCAGTACCGGTTCTTGTGAAATAATGTGCGGAAATACGCTCTGGGTAGTCGTTACCACCTCTTGCCCTTCTAACGGAAAACTTGAGCGCTCTAAAATAGTATTTTGGGTGGTAGTAGCATCATCAAGCTCTAAAGAGATAATGGCGCTATTGACATTATTTGTTGCTACGATGGTGCGCGAGAAGATAGATGTTGGGTCATACGTCCAGTTCTTTGCGTTCTGCTCCCAATAGCCTAAAACATTACTCCAGAGAATTGGAGTCTGTAAGTTAGGGCCAAAGTTTATGCCGGTTGTAGTGTCTGGAATACTGCGCATAGACACAAGATCGTCTTGGGTATTAATAACAAACGCTATGTTAGGCAGCGTATGATTAACCTGTGGAATACAAAACCAAATCTCTTCTGTAATAGGATTGGAAAAGGCAAACGAGTTCATGTAATAAGTCGGGTCAATATTATTAACCAACTGAGTCTGCATCTGGTTATGCAGCACTGAAACTATTGAGTTACCATCTGTCTTTAAAATATCACCATCTGACAAAAAGTAATGATACCCCTTGCTTTCAACCACGCAGTTTTTGGCTATTAACCCATAACTGGTTGTTAAGACAGTCCTAGCCCAGATAAGATCGCCACCTACAAAAGATAAGACACTAATGCCTCGCTGTGAGTACAGCATGAAGTTATCTCGCAGAGTCATGCCGTCCACTAGATCGCCCATATCACCACCGACTGAAGCAATACCAGCTATAGCGCTTAAGTCTGTTTCATCCCAGGTAAACGGCAAACCGTTAATATCAGCTGGGTGTGACCATCGGTAACTTGTTGGTTGTGCAACACCTGATAGGGAGAGGTTCAAGGCAAATAAGAAGTTCTTGTGGGAGCGAATAACCTTTGCGCTAAGCCCTTTTGCTTGCCATGTTTGACCAACTTTAAAATTGAGTGATTGAAGTTTTTGCGCTACTTGCTGTGGCGACCAGTAAGCAGGGTAATCTTGTATATTATTAACAACAGGTATGTTACCCAACAAACACCCTGTCCACCGTAGTTCACCGCCTGCACTAATGCCAGTGTAAGCACCTACTTGTGAAATATTATACCAAGCTGATCCGTTAAAAACCCAAGCTGCTTGCTGTCCAATAAGCAGATAGAAGTTACCAGAATCGCCCAGTACAGGCAGTATAAGTCCAGCCTTAAAGTTGACACTGGGAGTTGCTAACGTATAAGACATGTTAGAGGCTTTGATCTTACCATTTAATAACTTATAGTTAGTGCCATAGGTGAAGGTATTAGCCGGTAAATCACAGGGTTCTAAATCAAAGTTTATATTCTGAACGCCCAGACTATTGAGCTTTAAAACTGTCATATAACCCCCTGCATTTTTGCTAGTAGTAATTGACTGGACTGATTGGCGTTAGTCATTTCGTTTCTAAAAGACTCCACTGCTGCACTGGTGCTTCTTTGTTGCATAGAGTTCTCGATCATCAGCATTGGTAACCATGCTATTGCACAACCCTGCTCGTCCATTACTTCACCGGTGTTAGGGTTAGTACCAGCCAGTTTTGTGTACCACTGACATCTATGGATAGCGCCATCTTTGATCTCAGTGCAAACCGATCCCAAAGGGCATGTTAAAACTGTTTTAATTTCCATCAGTTTTTAGAACAAATAATCATGTCAATGTATTTAGGCGTCCAACTGACAGCGGCAGTTGAAGATATTGAACCCGTCGGAGTGCCAGCCGAGTTTGATGATATATTTGCGGAGCTTGTGCTAGTTGAATATGATGAAGCGCCTAAGCCTGTATTCTTACCAGAACCACCACCACCTAGCTCGGTATAATATGCTACCGTATGTGCATGTCCAGAATCTGTATGTGTATGAGCGGTAAGAGCATTTCCAGTAAAAGCATGCGTATGAGCAACCATTGTTTTGTTGTTCAAAATGGGTGAATCAGTACCACCAACACCATTACCAGCAGTATTAACCACCCTGAGCATACGGTTAGTAGCTTTGTCGGTTGTATCCTGAGTCCAGCCTGTTGGAGCTGCTGCTTGTGCAAACGGCATCCTTGTGCCAGATGGGAAGTAATAGTTTGTGAGTCCATGCAAGGCATTTAACTCAGCCTCAGTAGCTGTTATTGCTGTTGCATAGCCTAGCCCACCAGCACCAGGGAACTGTGCTTTTAGTACCGATTTAATCAGTCGTAAATGATTATCTCCCTCATTGACTGGATCAGATGAAGTTGGATTTGATGAAATAAAACTTGCTATGGTAGTGCCAGTTTCTAAGCCCATAAGTTACCCCGGAAAAGTAGTGAGTGAAGTGCCTGACCAAGTGGACTTAGCATCGTTTAGTGTTATCTCTGACATGGCTTGCTGAAACCGTCCATCCCAAAGGGAAGTAGCTTCGCCATCTTTTATAAATGAATTTATCTCAACAAGTAACCCAAAAACATAAACATCTGGATTGGAGTCTGATAGCCAGTTAGTTGTGATAGATGATGACAAAGGTGGTAGTGTCTGGAAATAGTCAATTTCAAGACTATGCGTGTTGTCATAAAACGGTTGTACTTGAATAGCACCTGATATGACTGTGTAGCATGGAAACTGTGTCTCACCGTTATTGACTAGGTTAGCCATCTGCTCTGGGTTAACTTGTAGCAAGGTAACACGACTTGCTGAGTTAGTATTATCAATGACTTTAATAGCTCGCATCACCGAGTAGTTAGTGGGTAGGGTATAGAACTCTTGTGTTGAGTCCATCACCGTATTGGCTCGACTTGACATGTCTAACGTCATCAATGTGCGGTTAATACGAGACTCTGTGACTTTAATAAATAAATCAACTCGACTTGTCACCTCTGAGTCTTGTCTATCAGCGTAACCTAAAGCTAAATCTACAATTTCTGCATATTGCATTACGCCCACCCAATAGCTTTTGCATAATCAACAGCCCCTGTTACTTCTACAAGGAACTCGTCTTTTTGCTCTATTGCGTAGCATTTACGTTCGTAGGTTGAAGCAATAATCTCACCGTCTTTTATAATTTGGTTAGTCCACTGCACGTTAAAAACTTGAAGGTCAGGCAGTGCGTTGACTTGTGATAATACTTTTTGTTCTATAATTGCCATTGTTGTTCCTAATTATGCTGCGGTGATATATGTGGCACTGCCGATCAAATTGGGCGTTTGTATGCTGACTCCCCCAAAAACCATGGTGGCTCCTGATACTGTTGCCGACATAGCTGTAAGGGTTCCACCAACATTTGTTGACAAACCTACTGCATAACTTGAATTAGCAAATGGCAACCCCGACATCACAGCGCCATTGGCTACTGTATTGGTTGTGGATTGAATAAGCCAAGAAATTGTCACGGACCGCCCTATTTTTGTATAAGTTCCTGCCATTGTTACCGTACCCGTTGTGGTAAACCCTGACGTTAATACAGGAGTCCAAGTACCTTCTTCATAGTCATCTAGCGTATTGGCATCTGTACTTGCCGCTTGAGTAGCTGGGAATGTTATTCCAGTGCCTGATGTTGTTGGTGCTGCACCGCCTACCGAGATGTTCTCTTGTAGAGTCACGTTACCAGCGGCATCAATCCTCATGCGCTCTGTGCCGTATACTACATTTATTCCCTGTAATGATGCACCAGTGCTTCCGGTTCTAAAAACCAAAGCAGTTGGCATTGCAGTTGCAGAAGTAAATGACCCCTCTGATTCCCCAGTAATAGACGCAGAATAAAGAAAATTAGTTTGGTTATAAGTAGTTCCTGTTCCCCATTGACCGCCAAATGAGTATGTTCCTAAACCTACCCCAGTAGTGATTGCTGTTCCATCGTTACGTCTATATCCAGCACCAAATCTACCACCAAATGTAGCGTTGGCATCACCTCTACTACCAATAGATTCTATGCAAGGCCACGTTGAACTACCTGTAGATGCGTCATATACTTTAATGCCATTACCAGACCCTGCTTGTACAGTCAGTGAAGTTACAGGACTAACAGTTCCAATCCCCACGTTGCCAGCGGCATCTTTATATATCTGGTTAGTACCTATCGCAACTACGTCTGTGCCACCTGTGAGTGTGCCAGTGTAGGCTAGGTTAGCGGTGTTGACTGTGCCAGTGAATGTAGGCGATGCTGGAACAAATGCAAAGTTTTCATCCAGTTCTGATAACGGAATAGCTCCTGTTTTTGTTGCAAATATATTGGGGACTGCCATATAAGTATCCTACTGGTTATTATTTATTTGTTGCCACGTTGTTTGCTGAGATTGCGTGGGTGTACCCCATGAGACAAAAAATCCACTATCATTTAACCAGGCATTTACTTGTGAAAAATCATTGACCCATCTAACTTGTTGTAGTGGCAAATCCCAGTTAGTAGTAGGCAAGGACTTTAAATCCCAAGTTCTGGCGCTTTTAGGAGTAATTGCCCAAATACCTTTAAAATACTGAATATTTGAATCAAAACCAGTAACGGTATAAGTGCCTGTCTTGCAACTTAAATCATAATTAACATTACCATGAACATAACTAAAACTAGCAGCCTTACCTGTAACTGCATAACTTCCAGCAGAGCAAGCTAACGAGTAATTAACATTACCATGAACATAACTAAAACTAGCGGCATTGCCTGTAACTGCATAAGAGCCAGTAGTACAAATAAGTTTATGTGCATAAACAAAAGCTGCTGGCTTGCCTGATACGGTATAGTTGCCAGCAGTCGCATTAAGATTTTTTGAGTAAACAAAGCCTGCATTTTTACCCGTTATCGTGTAGCTTGACGGTGAGCAGCTTAATTTGTGGGCTACCGATAATGCGGCTGCATTGCCTGTTAATGCGTAAGAGCCAGCCGAAGCGCTTAATTGATGGCTTAATGAGAATGTACTGGCTTTTCCTGTAACAGCATAAGCACCAGTAGCACACGATAGCGAGTAATTAATACCACTTGGCGTTGTTGCTGGTATATCAGCAAACGGTACTTCAGCAAAGGCAGAAAACCCAAACATCAGGCTATACTGCTTGTGAGCCGAGCATATCTTCTTGTGACATTACCCATTGATAGCACTTGGCTAGAAAAATGGTTGCTTCTTGGGCTTCAATTTCTTCAATCGGTGCAAAA